CCCTCTCGCAGGAAGGCCCGCTCGGGGATCGGGTTCTTGATGGTCATCGGCGCCCCTTCACCAGTCACCTCGAAGATCGGGTGGGTCCGGGAGGGCGCCGCGCCCGCCGGTGAGCGGCCGGGCTGGAAGAAGCCAGGCAGGGTGCGGCCGACAAGGTGTGAGGACCCGAACTCCTGTGCCCGCCAGTAGGCCCGGCCCTGCTCGTCGGCGACTTCGTTCAGGCGGTCGAGGTCCGCGATACCGACACCACCTCCGGGGAGCACCGTGCGGAGCGGGCGGCAGTGAATCGCGTCCCGCAGGCGACGCTTGAAAGCGCCACCAGGGGGGTCCGGCCGCTTCTGCGTGGCGTTGATGCGGTGCTCGATCAGCTCCTCCGCCTCCTTCGCGGTCAGGATCGCGGCCTCCTCGACGCGCGTGCTGACCTGGGAGATGACCAGTGAGATCGCGGCGGCGCGGGCGCGACCCTCAGCGCGGTTGGGGTGCTTCAGCGCCTCCACCCTGGCGCGCTCCAGCATGAGGAAGGCGTCGATCAGAAGCGGCTCGGGAGGAAGGATGGTGAAGTAGTCGGCACCGTCGCCGCCCCCTACCTCGAAAGGTCCCTGGTAGGGGTCAGCCACCTACACCACCACCATGTACTCGTCTTCCACTCGAAGGTGAACCGTCCAGACGTGGCGCTGCCACGGCTCCGGGTTCGAGATCGGCTGGTGCTCGGCGGAGACGCTCAGGACCGGCAGGGCGTCGATGACCGGCGCCCCCTCCTCCCCGATGTCCCTCAGCGGCACCACACGGTCGATCTCCAGAGCCGTCTGGAGCGCACTGGAGAGGTTCCGCCCCCAGGTGTTGCTCGTGGCGACGACGAAGAACTCGATCGTGATGACCTTGCGGACAAGCGTGGAGCCTGTCTCACCTTCTTTTCCGCCGTCATCGAAGTTGAATCCCATCGCGACGTAGTTCTTCTCCAGCCCCCCCTCGAACTTCTCACTGTCCCAGGCGTCAAGTATCTCGACCTGAGACTCGGGGTATTTCTGATCGGTGAACAGCTTCTCGCGCACATAGTCCTGGATGCTCTGTTCGACCTTCTGACTTCGCTGGATCATGGTCATGCACCTTGGTTCATAGTTCGTGAACGTTGACGTGCGTGGAGGATGACTCGATCGGCCGGGTCGTTCCCGCCCACCGAGTCGAAGCGGGCGTCGGCCAACTCCCATTCGTCGTCGTAAATCACGACTAGAGTTGCAGCTTCTAGCGCGTTCTCATCCCAATCTTCGCGTCCGATAACTAGCGCCGCGCCGCCCTCCTCGATGCGGCCGATCGCGGCCTCGATCTCCTTCGCCGCCTTGTCGGTGGCGCCGGGCAAGACGACGAGGGTGTTCACCGAGGCCGAGCTGAAGCCGGAGGCCAGCGGGACCAGGGTCGGGTCGTAGGGAACGCCTGACTGCGGGTCGATCACCGCGCCCGAGGGCCAGGTGGTCTCCGTCGGCGTCAGGTAGAGGAGGTCGCGGCCCATGTCCGCACGGAGCCGGACGCTGGCGCCACGGAAGCCGTCGAGATCGGGGCCTGCGCTCCCCGGCGACTGAGGAGGTGGCGCCGAGGGGTCGGGTTCGAGGGAGACGATCAGGTTGTCGGTGGCGGTTTCGCCTTCCCCCAGGCCACCGATGTCCCAGAAGATCGAGTAGTCGTCAAGGGCGAACCCGACCGGCACTGGCAGCGTTGCGACGTAGCGGCCCGAGCTGACCGGAGATTCCACGATCCCGGCGGTCGTGCGAGTGATGACTTCGGCCTGGTCGCTGTCACGCAGGATGCGATAGCCCACCGTGCCGACGAGGCCCGTAGGGGCGTTATCCAGCCAGGGGTAGATCGTCTCCCCAGGTTTTGCGTAGAACGTTTCGCTCACATGAAGCTCCCGCCGGGCTGATAAATCTTGTCGATCGCCAGCGCCAGGTTAACCACCCCATCGGTGTCATCGCTCCAGGCACCGGCATCAACACGGCTTGTGAAGGCAACGGCAAGTTCCTGGAACGATTTCGGCCGAGCCGCGAAGCCGGAATACTTAATCAACATATTGGTCCAGGTGGTTCCAGTTGTCGGCTTCACCACCAGGCGGTAAACCCGCCCCTTCTTCAGGTTCACCGGGGTGTCCCATCTGCCGTAGTAAGCGTTCTCTGTCGCCATCCCGATGATGAGACTGGGTGGCAGCACCTGAGCTGCGACAACATTATTCGCGGAATCGTAGAGGATGACTTCCGTGGCCTTGAAGTTGGTATTGCTTCCACTACGGAACACGAATCCATGCGACCGGCAGTTCAATAGGGCCGTGAGCTTGTTACCCACCTCGTCGGGCGTTGTGCTTGTGCTAAGGCTCAGGTTGGCAGTCAGCGAGAATGGAAGCCCCCCCTCGGGCACAACGTCACCAGTGCTGTAGGTGAACACAATGCTGGGAACCGTACCCGCCATAGTCGTCGTACCTGTTTGGATGCGGTACCTGAACGGCTGAGAGGTTTCCACCATTCCTTGAAGCGCCCTGAGCTGCAAGGCGCTCGGGGTACCGGAAGAAATCCTTAGCACTACCGCGACGCAATCGCCCGCGTTAACCGGGACGTTGCCTGGGAAAGTGACGGTCTTGATTACGTTGTCGTCGGTGTTGCTGACTACTACGGTTCCGGTCGCATTGGCATGGTAGAGCGTCCCCGTTGGAACTGAGGTGGCTTCGTTGACCGTCTCGATTGTCGCGCTGAGGGTGCAGCCAGTGGTCACCGTAGCCGTACAGAACTTGATCCCCGTGACGATTCCGCTCTCCGGTATCTCTGTCATCAAGGCGAACAGGTCTCCTGCCTGATTCAACGATGAGGCTGCGGGCGCTACGCCTAGGTGGGAGAGGGGAGGCCAGTTCAGTTTTTGGTTAATCGCTGGCATATCAGTACCCGAAGCTGATCGCGATCAGGTCCCATTTTTCATCCGTCGAGTTGTATGCGAACTTCATGTAGTCGGTCAGGCTTCCTCCGGTGGTGGCCGTAGGTAGAGCCGTATCGAGGCTGCCCCGGTAAATCCCTTCAAAGGAGAGGGTCTGCACGTTGGTGGACTTGACCCGCAGGATCAGCTCCTGGCCGTCGGTGGGAGTACCCGTCGGTTTTTTGATCGTCAGCGTGCCAGCGGCTTCTGTGTTCGTCTGCTTGACGACATCGTAGGAGTCGGCTTCCGGGGTGATCGAGGTGCCGTTGGCTGCCGTTTTGACACGTTTCACCCGGTCCTGCTTCGCCGCCAGGTCGGTCACCAGGTTGGTCACGTCGGACTCTACGTGGGTGTGCGACGCGGCGGCGGCGCCGATGTCTGACGGACTCAGAGGGTCGGAGCTGCCGGTTTTGTGGCTCGACGCATGCGTTTTTGGGGTCCGGGCGTCGGTGGTGGTGGGGTCGTCAGCGTTGAGGACCTTGCCTGTCTGACCGGCCGCGCCCGCGTCCTTCGTCGCCGCAGTCCCAAGGCCGGAGATGTCGGAGTAGGTGAGGGTGACGACGCCGGTCTTCCCGGCGACGGACAGGACCAGATCGGTCGGCGAAGCGAATTCGGTCCAGTCGGCCATCGTCCCGGCCGAGCCGCCGTTGTGGATGTAGGTGCGCGACTGGTCGGTGCGGACCGCGACATCGCCCTCCTGCGCGGTGAGCGCGAGCTGGGCGGCCTGTGAGGCGACGACGGTGGTTTTGGTGACGGCGAGGGCGGGCAGCGCCGCGACGTTGATCTTCCCGTCCGGGCCGATCCCCGCATACCCGTTGGCCTGGTCCTTCTCGGTCCTGAGCTGGTAGTCGTCCAGCGAGGAGATGATGCCTTTGTCTGCATCGTCTCGGGCTTTCGCCTCGTCCTCGACGGCTTCTTCCCGAGCTTTCTCCTCAGCTTCATCGGCTTCTTTACGAGCTTTCGCCTCGGCGGTGTCGGCGTCTTCACGGGCTTTCGTCTCTGCCGTGTCGGCGTCCTGGCGAGCTTTGGCCTCAGCTTCATCGGCCCCCAGCCGCGCCGCTGCCTCGTCAGAGTCGCCGTCTTCACGAGCTTTCGCCTCGTCGTCGTCGGCAGCCTGCCGGTCCGTGATCTCCTGCGTGAGGGCATCGCCGCCTGCGGTGACTTCGGCTTTGCTCGCCAGCGCTGCCATGTCGGCGACGCCGTGGACCGCTTTGGTCGCCGCCTCGTGTTTGGCGAGGTCTTTTTCGAGCGCTACAACTCCCGGCAGGGCTACCGGGTCTTTCTCATCGACTGCCGTGCCACCTTTTCCGGGGAGGGTAGCCATTGTTCCTCCCTACACCAGTGGCGGGTCGAACTCCTGGCCGGATGGAACGAGGGTGCCCAGGTACGGCTCGATCAGCATGTCGGTGGCGGCGTCGCGCACCGCGAGGGTATTCACCCAGCTCTCGGCGACGAAGTTCTGGGTGGTGAGCAGTTCGATCGCACGGTCGCGCTGAGCGCGCAGCTCCTTCACCCGTTCGGCCACCGCCGACGCCGAGATCGACCAGGACCACTCGCGGTCGGCCTCTTTGGTCGTTTCGGAGGTCCGCAGGCTGGTGAGGGCGTTGAAGAAGTAGTCGAGGGCCGCCTGGGCGATGATGACGCTCTGCTCGTCCTCGGACAGCTCCTCGCTCGTCTGCCAGGCCACCGGCGCCATGTAGTGCGGGTCGCGTTCGAGGACTTCGAGCTGGTGGCCGAAGCCACCGTTGCTGTAGAAGATCACGTTGGCGATCGCGTCGGCGATCACAGCGGTGAGCTGTTCATCGTTCAGCGTCGAGGAGACGGCCGCCGAGCCGGTCGCCGTCGGCCCGTCGAGCGCGCGGCGGGTGCGGGGGATCAGCACCCGCACGTCTCTGAGGTCGGTCACCGGCTCCATCAGTAGGAAGCGGTGATCCTTGAGGGCGAGGGCGTCAGCCCGGCGAGGACTTCATGGGTCCGGTGCTCGTCACAGAGCGGGAAGCCGTTGCCGAGGGGGCGGCGCGAGGTGAGGCCCTTCTTCGTCGGGTCCCCGCAGACCTCGCACCCGGTCCAGTCGCTGTACTCCTCCTCGGAGATGTCATCGAGCAGGTAGCGCAGGAAGCATTCCTCGGCCTCCTCGCGGGTCTCGTGGGTGTGGTCCTCGTGGGTCTTGACGATCCCGCGCTGCTCGCACTTCACGCAGCCCTTGCCCTCGCACTCGGGGCACTGCTGCCACGGCGAGCAGTAGCCGACCGGCCAAATCTCGCCGTCGTTCATCCGGGTGAAGTGCCACCCCGACTTGTCGCTGAGCCGCCGTGCTTCGTAGTAGTTCACGGCAGCTCCACGGCCTAGTTCTTCCCAACCGCCTCCGGGGTGCCGACCTCCTCGCCGCTTGCGCGGCTGCCCTCAACGGCGGCGCCCTGCGCCTGCGGGGGGGCGGCGGTCTCCTCCGGGGCCTGACGCTCCTGCGCAGCCGGGGCTGGGGCCGGAGACGGGGCCTTGGCGCCCGCTGCGGCCTGTTCCTGGCCTGCCTTCCTCCGGGCCTCCTCCTCGTCCTTCTGAGCCTGGTTGGCGGCGTCACGCGCAGCTTTGTCCTCCTGGGCCTTGCGGACCTGCTCGGCCTGCTCCGGCGTCTGCTCCTCGTCGCCGATCGGGCGGCGGTTCTTCGCGCCGTCGGGGACCTCGCCGACGCGGACGAGCTGGCCGTTGGCGAAGGGGTTGTCCTCGTCGCGGCGGGGCGCGTTGGCGGTGGCGATCCGCTCGTCGTCGGAGAGCCACACCGACTGGCCGGGTTTGAGGGGCAGCGCTACCTCTTTGCCGCCCGGTTCGATCGTGACGACGCCGATGATGCCGCCGGAGTCGTTCCTGAACTCGGTCTTCTGCTGGGTCATGTGTGCTCCTCCTGTGCCGTGCCGGTCATTGCCTTACTTCCGAGTCCCATAACCGTAGCGGCGCCCCCAGACGAGGACGCCGCGCTAGGTCCGCTAGGTGAGGACGATCCGACCGATGCGACCCCGCTGTGCCCCGTAGAGGAGCATCCCGGCGTCGCGGCCGGTCTCCCACCGGCGGAAGAACGAAGGCTGCGGGAGTTGCTGCACCTTCGCCGTCTCACCGTAGTAGGTGAGCCGCCCCGCCCGCCGACCGACGATCCAGAGTTCGTTGTTCGGCAGGACGAAGTTCCCCTCGAAGCTCTCGAAGTTGTCCACCTGGATGACCGGGTAGCCCTTGTACTGCCCGATCTGGCCGACGTTGAAGACCTTTTCCGCGATGTTGTCGCCGAAGGTCAGGCCGATGTTCGACAGGTGACGGACCGCCGTCCGGGTGCCCATGATCGAGAGGTCGCCGTCGGAGCGGAGTCCGACTTCCTCGACCACCGAGTCCACCTGGGTGGCGGTGAGCGTCGAGAGGGCGAAGGACCCGAAGAAGGTGCCTCCCTGGATGGACGCCTGGATGAGTTCGATCAGGCGCGTGACCGGGAGCTGCCTGATCTTCTCCTGGGCCTGGCCGACGAGCTTGTCGAAGGTGCCCCAGAAGTCGGTCTTGATCTCGTCCTGGTGGAAGTCCAGAGCGGTGACCATCTCCTCGCGAGGCATCGTTTCGCGCTCGTAGCTGATGATCCCGCTGAGAATCTGGCCGCCCTTGCCCTGCCAGTAGGCCCGGAGACCGCGCAGGTCCTCCTCGATGAAGTCCGGCTGGCCGAGGCCGACGGTCTTCACCTCGATGATCTTCTGCACGATGTCTTCCGACATGGCATCCGACCACGCGATGTTGAGCAGGTCGAACGCCAGCTCCTCCAGCTCGCTGGGGTGCCGGGCGAAGTGCTCCCCGAGGTCGAGGGCCGTTTCGCGCTTCATGACATCACGCTGCGCGTTGTCCTCCTCGGAATTGATGCGGCTAAGCGTGTCGAATATCAGGGCGTCCATCTGTGTGGTTCTCCTTTTCGGTTTCCCGTCGGCGTAGCCGCTAGAACTGGCCTCTCAGGCTTCTGACCGTCAGAATGCCCTCTTTGTCGGAGTTGACTTTCTGCCACTCCATCACCTCGAAGATCGAGTCGATGTCGGCGGCAGCGTTCTTCGCCCAGGCCCCGGTTCCTTCGGCCTTACCTTCCGGCCGTTCGCCGTCGGCGTCCCAGCCGATCAGGTCGCCGGGGTTGTAGTCGTCCGGGACGACCAGGGTGAGGTGCATGGCGCCGCTGTAGTACGCCAGGATGTACTCCCCGTCTTCGATCGTCTGGTTCCGAATCTCGTTCGGACCCAGGGCGCCCGGTCCCGTGTTGGGGTCGGGCACGTCGATCGGACGAAGGGCGATTGCGAGCTGGGTGGCGACATCGCTGGCGCCTGCCGTCCGCATGAACAGCTTGCCCGCGCTGGCAGCCGGGACGACGGCGGCGCCGGGGACGATCGCGCCCGACGCATAGCGGTTGGACCACTTCTCGCCGGGGAAGGCGATGTGGACGTTCGGCAGTTTGCCGACGCCAGTAAGAGGATGCGAACCTTCGGTCTGGTTGACGATGCCCATGTCTCTGTTTCTCCTGTTCTGGTCGCCAGGCCGCTAGGCCGTCGCCTTCTCCCGCGTGGAGGAAGGCATCAGCCCTCGCATCACGCTCTGACGTTGCTCGGGGGCAGGCTCCTCGCCCGTCTCCCGTTCGCTACCGCCGCCGCCGGAACCGACGTGGGCGCGGGCGGTCTCCTCTCGGGAGAACTCCCGGCCTTTGTCTTTCTCGGTGGAGGCCGTCTCGGTGCCGCCCTCCTCGCGGGTCACCTTGTGGGTCTCCTCCAGTTCCTTCAGGCGTGCCTCCCACTCCTCCTCGGAGAGGGTGCGGGCCTGCTCCTCGACCCGCTCGCGGGTGAAGTCTCCGAGCTTCGCGCTGAAGCCCTTGCCGAGCTTGCCGAGGCGCTCCTTCGCGAGGGTGTCCTTGGCCTGCTCCTCCTCGGCCTTGGTCACCTTGTCCTCGGCCTCGTCCGCGCGGGTCTTCTCGCGCTGGGCCTCGGCCTCTTTCTCCTCGGCGGTCTTGACAGCCGCGTCCCTGGCGGTCTCCGCCTCATCGGCGCGCTTCTTCTCGGAGGCAAGCTCCTCAGCGGTGGGCCGCTTCTGAAGCTCTGCGTACTCGTCGCGAGGAATCTCGATGCCGTCCATTGAAGTCTTCTTTCTCCTTGGCCGTGAGTCGCTTTGCGCCTTGTGGTGAAACTCTGCTACCTCGTCCTGGAAAGTGTCCAGGTGGGCTTCGTCATATGCCCCCCGCGCCCCCCGAGTACCGAAGATGAGTCCGGTGCCGGTGAACGTGACATCTCCTAATATACGAGCGCCCTGCCCGTCCGACGCCTTCATGTGTTCACACCAGTTCTTCCGCTCTGCACCGTCGGGTAGCTTCGGGAAAGACTGCCCACACTCGGCACAGCTATAGAAGGGGGCACGGCACTCCATCGACTGCATCAGGGTCCCGGCCTTGTAGTTCATGTCGGCCTCCTCGACCACATCGGGGAAACGATGCGCCCATAGGGCCAACGCCGTCTCGATCCGGGAGCGAGGAACCTCATCTTTGTCGGGAACCATGAGTCGGGTGTCGGCGATGAGTCCCACGGCGGTGCGCGGGTCGTGCATCACCGTCACCGGCATGAACATGGGGGTGAGCTGCTTGATGCTTAGCTCGCCCGCAGTCCACATGTGGCCGTTGCGGTTGGGGTTGTCGGCCTCGACGTATGCACCCTGAAGCCACGCCAGATTCTCGTTCGGCGCTGCATCCTTGAGCTGCTGCGCGAACGCGAAGTGTTCGATCTGGCCCGGCGCCGGATTCAACGGCGCGACGGGGGCGACCAGGAAAATGCTCTGGCCGCGCTCGAAGACGTGCGGCTTCATCGTTCCTAATCTACGACTGAAGTCGGCGGATAAGCCATTCGGGCGCCGCTCCCGCCGGGGCCACGGCCTGCCCGAGGGTTAGAGGGGTGGCCGCGCTTTCGTTCGCCCCAGCGGCAGCAGCGTGGTCGGGAACTAGGCGGACTGGCGATCGTCCCCGTGCCCGCGAACCTTGCCCTACTCGCCTATCAACCGCTGAAGGGGGTCCGGCGCGAGATGCAGTCTAGTCGTCGCCGGGGGACGGAAGCTCCGGCGGTTTCGCCTCGGGCATCTTGATCGGGTAGCCCCACCGAAGGACCATCTCCTCGGCTTGGAAGGCGGTGTACTCGGTCTCCCGGAAGCAAATCAGCTTCGCCACCCAAGCCCCGTCGCCCTTGCGCTCGCCGAGGATCATCGAGAGGCCAGCAGAGAGCCGGATCGCCTTGCAGTCGCCGACCTCGTAGCCGGGATTCACCGGCACGTAGAGGGTGGAGCCTCGCTGGATCGCCTCCTGGTCGGCCTCGTCCATCATCCGGCGCTCGGTCGTGGTGACGCGGCCGACGTTCCGCTGCTCGTGCTGGTCGAGGATCGCGTAGGTGATGTCGCCCATGCGCACGACGGCATCCATCTCCTCCTCGAACCAGGAGCGGATCGTCTCGCCGGGGTTCTGGGTGATGAAACGTTTTGGCTCCGGCAGCCCCGGCGGCGATCCCGGTGGTTTGTCGCTGCTCCCCGGCGGCCGACCGGGCTGGTTGTCCTGGGGACCGCTGTTCGGCGAGGAGAACGGGACTTCGGCCGGGGTCAGCACCTCGTCGGCGCCGGACTCGATCTCGCGACGGCGCTGCTCGACCGCCGCGTCGAAGTCGAAGCCCGCGAACTCGACCGCCCACTTGCGCGGGATGTCGCCACGGTCGCGCAGCTTCAGCATGTAGTCGGTGAAGAACTGGGTGCCCTGGAGGATGATCTTCGGGAAGGCGATCGCGGGCGTCGTCTTGAAGACCTTCGGGTTGCGGGTCACCACCTCGTCGTAGATGAAGTCTTCGACGTGGCCCTTGAGGAGGCCCCGGTCGGAGGTGACGACACGAGCCTTCGACTCCTGTTCGGGGTTCGACTGCGAGCCGCGCGCGGGCTGTTCCTGGGCGGACTCGGGGATGCGGAGCATGGCCTGGACGATCTTGCGGCCGAGGAGCCGCCGCTTTTCCGGGCTTAGCAGCGCCTCCATTTTCGGCGTGATGATCTCGAAGCTCAGACGGTGGTCGCCGACGATGACGCCGGTCTTCGACGCCACCCGGACCACCTGCTCCAGGTTTTCGATCTCCTCCTTTATCGCCGGGCGATCGTCGGTGCCCTTCTTCGCGACGACGACGTAGTTGCTGCCGCCCTGGAGAAGGGCGTAGTCCATGATGTTGAGCAGCCGCTTCGCCTCCAGTAGTGAGAAGTCGCGAGTCATCAGCGGCTTCGGGTACTTCCACTGCCCCTTCGCGAAGGTCGAGCGATGCACCATCCGGGGGTTCAGGAAGTAGAGATTGTCGGCGCCCCAGCGCGCGCCCGCAGGTGCGTCCTGGTCGATCAACCTCTGGGGAACCTTGCCGGTGAACATGTTTGCCGACACACGGTCTTCACGTCCCATCTGCGCTTTCACCGCTGGCTTGGTGTTGGGGTTGAAGTATTTCGCCAGCCACGTTCGCAGCCCGTCGTTGTCGGGGTAGTAAGCGAGCTGGCCGGTGCGGAACATGTCGTTGCCGATCACCCGGATGTTCTCGGCGTGCAGGACCCCGATCATTGGCACCGCGAGGCTCTTGCTCAGCCGCCGGTCACTACCCTGGAGGCTGTATTCCACCTTCTCCCTGGTGAAAAGGATCGCCGTATTCACCTGCGAGGAGATCAGCAGCTCGCGGTACATCTCCTGGAGGGCGGCGCTCAAGCTCATGTATTTCGCTTTCGCCATCTCGGTGAACAGCTCGACCGTGGCCTCGTCGTTAGCCTGGTGGTCGAAGCCGTCCCCGAAGGCGATCGCCACCATCTCCCCGATCACCGCCGCCACGTCGTCGTCGCGCTCGGCGAGGGACCGGGCCAGCTTGATCTCGTCTATGACGTTCACCGGGGTCTGATACTTCCGGCGGGCGAGCAGCGAGCCTTCGGAGGCGTAGGTCTGGAAGGTGGACTGTTCGACCCCCGCGAGCGAGGCGTGCTCCACGAACATGTCCTTCACCGCCTGCTCGATCTGGCCGTCCGGCAGCGCGGTCCGGTTGTCGATCACGACCCGATCGGGCATTTCCTCGGGCGCCGGTGGCGGCGTGACGCCGTGGGGAAAGATGATCCCGTTGTGCGAAGCCTCCATCGTCCCTAATCTACGAGGAGCGCCCGACGTTAGGCCCTGAAGTCAGGCGACAAGGGGTCCCAGCGTTCGCGATAGTGGCGCATGCGGTGGCAGTTAGGGCAGCGTAGCTCGCACTTAGCGACCTCGGCTTCGATTTCCTGGAGGCTTCGCCAGCGCACCAGCGTGTAGGTCAGGCCGAACGCCTTCTCGCCGCGAACGTGATCCAGCTCCATGACCTCCGGCGGGAGCTTGACGCCGCAGTCGATGCACGGGCCTTGCTTGGCAGCTCGGAGGAAGGCATGGACCGGATTCTTGAGCCGCGAGATGCGGTTCTCGACGCGATGGCAGTAGCCGCAGCGAGAGGTACGCGGCACCCTCGGATAGCGGCCACAGCGCTTGCAGAGCTTCGGCACCCAGGCAGCCTATATGCCGAAGGCCCCCAGTCAGCACGGGGGCCTTCGGCGAGGTAACTGCGGCACTTCTCTGACACACGGGGAGGCCGAAAGGCGTCCTGGTGTGGGGCAGAGTCGCGCAGCTTATCAGAAACTCTGCTACCCCCCCTGGGAACTTTAGGGGGTCGGCTCCCCCTCGACGCCGAACAGGCCGCCCGGCTGGTCGAGGACCCCGCCGACGAAGGGCACGGTGATCGGCCGTTGAATCCCCGCGTCGCTCGCGGCGTCCATGATGCAGTCGGTCACCCACTCCTTCACATGCTGGCGGAGGAGGTCCTTGAACGCCTTCCGCTGAATGGGGTCGGTGAACGTGGCGTCGGCTAGGGTGAGCAGGCGGCCGACGAGGTTGTCGAACTCGCTCCAGTTGAGGCCGTAGCGCTCGTCGTAGAAAGCGCCTTTCTCGTCGTCGCCGCCGCGCTTGACGACGATCAGCCTGCCGTTGATCGAGACCTTCACCTCGACATCGGTGTTGGCGCCGGGAGCGACCGCCTCGGTGTCGAAGAACCCGACGGACGGTCCAGTGGTCTGGGCCATGATGATCCTCCTATTGACTTGACGGGCCGCAATGCGCCCTACGGCGGACGGCGGCCACGGACTTGACTTGACGGCGAGGAGGGTGGCAGCAGCGCCGGACGCTACCCGATGCCCGCGAGCCGGATGATGAAGCTCACCAGCACGGCGAGAACAGCGGCGGCCCCACCTACCCGAGCGAGGGAACCCCGGAGGTTCGCCTGCTCGTCGCGGACCAAGCCGACCTCATCCTTCGTCGCAAAGGCGGCGCGATCGTTTTCACCCTTGCGGATCAGGTCGTTGTGCTTGTTGGCAAGCTCGGTGGTCGCATCGTTGGCGGCCCCGGCCTTGTCCACGGCCGCCTGCACTGCCTGGTCGAGCCGCTTGACCTTCTCATCGGTCAGGCGACGCTCGGCTTCGAGGAGAGCGTCGAAATGGTTCTTCAGCGAGACACCCCAGGGGGCCATAGGGCTACCAGGCTAAACGGTGAATCCGACGACTATCCGCCGGTGAGCAGGGTGTAGGCGCGGCTCGACACGCCGTCGTCCTTCTCCAGGCGCTTGATCTGCTCGGTGAGGCGATCGACCAGGCGCTTCCCGGTCTGGATCGAGCCGTAGAGGACGGGATTGGTCCGGCGCTTCGCCTCGACCACATCGGCCTGGGTCCGGCGACCGTTGCCGGTCGGCAGCTCCAGCTCCCAGCCCTCGATCTCGTCCCATTCGGCCTGGAGCTGGTCGAGTGCTTCCTGCACCATCAGCTTCGCCAGGTGGGCTTCCTGCCGTGCCTCGGCCGTAAGCAGAAGGTACGACTCCAGTTGTTCGATCTTTTGTTGTCCTGACAGCTCCCTGTCGCGCAGGTTCGGCATCTTCACGAGGCTGACCTGGCGAAGGACCTCCCTGCACTCGTCTAGCCCGCTCACATCCCGCCCATCATCCCGGTGTCGCGGGAGAGGTCGAGGGCCATGTCGAGGACCGGCGCGGGCGGGGCACTCAACTGCTCCTCGATCTCGCCCGACTTGAAGGCCATTGCCATTGCACGGAAAGAGTCGAGTATGTGGAACATGTTCGGCTTGCGTTTGCGCTCGCCTACCGCTTTCACCCTCTGCTGGGTCTCACCCTGCATGTCGGTGGTGATCGCGGTGTCGAAGGGCAG